ATGTTGGTCAAGTACCCGAGCAATATGTGGGTGCTTATGTTGGTCAAGTGCCAGAACAATATACAACGTCATATGTCGGTCAGGTAGAAGAAATTTATGGTGCTGAGTACATTGGTCAGATTGCTGAAGATTATGTTGCCTCTTACATAGGTCAAGTACCAGAAAACTACTTGGCTCAATATGAGGGACTAATATCTTATCCGTATTCAGCAGAATACACCGGTCAGATACCCGAAACTTACATTGGAACTTATACAAGAAACTTTTCTGGTACGTATACCCGAAACTTTGAAGGCACTTATGGCGGTCAGTATTCACGAGACTTTGTTGGTCAATACTCACGACAGTTTGAAGGCGACTACACTGGTCAATATGCCAGAAATTTTGTTGGAACATACACCCGAAACTTTGAAGGTAGTTACACTGGTCAGTATACAGGATCTTTTGCGGGTCAATATACCCGACAGTTTGAAGGAACTTACACCGGACAATATGCACGAGACTTTGTAGGCACTTATACCCGAGAATTTGCTGGTCAATACACCGGTCAATATGCTAGAGATTTTCTTGGTCAGTACACAAGACAGTTTGAAGGTCCTTATACGGGTCAATACTCAAGAAACTTTGCAGGTGCATATTCAAGACAGTTTGGTGGCAATTACATCGGTCAATATGCACGACAGTTTGCTGGTCAATACGCCCGAAACTTTGAAGGTAGTTACACTGGACAATACTCAAGAGACTTTATTGGTCAATACACAAGACAGTTTGAAGGTAGTTACACTGGTCAATATGATAGAAACTTTGCAGGTACATATTCAAGGCAGTTTACGGGCACTTACGGTGGTCAATACTCAAGAGACTTTATTGGTCAATATTCACGCGGCTTTGTAGGGCAGTATTCCGGCACATACAGCAGAAACTTTGCTGGTGCGTATACTAGACAATTTGAAGGTACGTATACAGGCACATACAACAGAAACTTTGCTGGTACATACACCCGAAACTTTTCGGGTCAATACACTGGTCAATACACAAGAAACTTTTCTGGTCAATACGCCCGAAACTTTGCTGGTCAATATACTGGACAATATGCACGAAACTTTGCAGGACAGTATGCAAATAACTTTACCGGTCAATATACTGGTAACTATGCACGAAACTTTGCAGGACAATACACCGGTAACTTTGAAGGTACATATTCTGGACAATATGCACGAAACTTTGCAGGACAATACGCGAATAACTTTGATGGTCAATATACTGGACAATATGCACGAAACTTTGCAGGTCAATACACTGGTAACTTTGAAGGTACATATTCTGGAGACTACACCGGACAATATTCGGGTGCCTTTTCTGGTCAATATGCACGAGGCTTTACTGGACAATACACTGGTAACTACGCACGAAACTTCACCGGTGAGTATGAGTTTCAATTTGTAGGTGCCTATATAGGCACCTATGACCGAAACTTCGCGGGTGTATATTCAAATACTTTCACTGGTGTATATTCAAATACCTTTGTTGGTACCTTTTCTGGTCAATATGCAAATAACTTTACCGGTCAATATACTGGTAACTACGTACGAAACTTTGCAGGACAGTATATAAATAACTTTTCTGGTCAATACACTGGTAACTACGCACGAAACTTTACAGGACAATACCAAAATAGCTACATTGGCGTCTATGCGGGTCAATACGCAAGAAACTTCGCGGGACAGTATTTAAATACCTTTTCGGGACAATACGCTGGCAACTACACTGGTAACTACGCACGAAACTTTACCGGTAACTACGCACGAAACTTTTCTGGTCAATATACTGGCTCTTATAGTAGACAAGTTTTTTCTCAAGTACCTGCTGGTAGTGGTACATTAACTATCGGGTTTTGGCAAAACCCTTACGTGAACGCGAGTAGAGGTTATTCTAATGTGTTTGGCCCGGGATCTGTTTCCCCGAGTCCGTTCAATTTCGGATTTCCGAGTCAAGTGCTAGACCAATTTTATAAGGTTTCACCGATTGGTAACCCTGGCTCCTTGCCTACGATTGTTGTTAGTGCATTGGTTACACCAACAGCACTTTCTCAGACTATGTTCTCTCGTGTTCAGATAGTAGGTGTGAGTGGTAGCACGCCGGCAGGACCTTACTCCAGTCCCACAAAGAATTTATATACTTCTCCCAGTTATGGTAGTGGACCGCCTCTTACAACTTTTTCATCAGCACTGGCACCGAATGGTTTTTACGACACCAACTGGCTCTGGCAAGTGCCTTATGCGTTTGGTGGTTGGACTGATAGTTTTGATAACCCCGTAGGAACATCATTTCCTATCAATTTCTTTAGACCGAGTACGACTACTAATTTTTATTTTGGTCAATACACTGGTACCTACGCACGAAACTTTGCTGGACAATATGCACGAAACTTTGCTGGTAGTTACACTGGTCAATACACTGGTTTCTACTCACGAACCTTTACCGGTAACTACGCACGAAACTTTACTGGTCAATACGCTGGCACATACTACAGACAGTTTACAGGTCAATACAACAGAAACTTTACTGGACAATACACTGGTAACTACAGCAGACTGTTTACAGGTGTCTACTCACGAATCTTTACTGGTCAATACGCTGGCACCTACTCCCGAAACTTTACTGGGCAGTACACCCGAAACTTTACTGGTCAATTTGCCGGCTTCTACGATAATAACTTCACCGGTGTCTACGCACGAAACTTCTCAGGGGTTTATGTAGGAGGCTATTCACAATTTTACGCTGGTCAATACAACAGAAACTTTACTGGACAATACACTGGCACCTACGCACGAAACTTCACCGGTTTCTACTCACGAAACTTTGCAGGCACATACACTGGCTCTTATACAGGCACATATGCAACACAGTTTACAGGTAACTACGCACGAAACTTTTCTGGTCAATATACTGGCACCTACTCCCGAAACTTCACCGGTAACTATGCACGAAACTTTACTGGTCAATATACAGGCACATATGCAACACAGTTTACCGGTAACTACGCACGAAACTTTGCTGGACAATACACTGGCACCTACGCACGAAACTTTACCGGTAACTACGCACGAAACTTTGCTGGTCAATACACTGGTAACTACGCACGAAACTTCACCGGTCAGTATTTAAATACTTTTGAAGGTCAATACACCGGCATATACGCACGAGGATTTATTGGTAACTACGCACGAGACTTCATCGGCAATTATGCTGGTCAATATACAAGAGCCTTCATAGGACAATATGCAAATAACTTTATCGGTCAATATACTGGCACTTATACACGAAACTTTGCTGGTGCGTATAGCAGACAGTTTGGTGGTAATTATGATGGACAATATGCGCGAGACTTTATTGGGCAGTACACCCGAAACTTTGAAGGTAGTTACACCGGTCAATATGATCGTAATTTCTCGGGAACATACACCCGAAACTTTGAAGGTACATATACCGGTCAATACACCAGACAGTTTACAGGTACCTACTCAAGATTGTTTGAGGGCACCTATGGAGGTCAATACTCAAGAGACTTTATTGGTCAGTATTCACGGCAGTTTGAAGGTAACTACATCGGTCAGTATTCACGAGCCTTTACGGGCGCCTACGCAAGACAGTTTGAAGGTCAATACACTGGCAATTATCTGAGAGACTTCCAAGGCACGTACACCCGACAGTTTGAAGGAACTTACACCGGTCAATATGCACGAAACTTTGCTGGTCAATATACCCGACAGTTTGAAGGAACTTACACCGGTCAATATGCACGAGACTTTGTTGGTACTTACTCTAGACAATTTGAAGGCATTTACACTGGACAATATGATCGTAATTTCTCAGGCACATACAGCAGACAGTTTGGTGGTAACTACATTGGTCAGTATTCGCGAGGTTTTGTAGGACAATACTCGCGGGGCTTTGAAGGTGGGTACGAAGGGTTTTATGAAAGAACTCAGTCTATCACTTACATTGGAGAATACGAACGACAAGAGAGTGTTGTTTACCAAGGCTTGTATGAACGTCAACAAGACATTACATACCAAGGGCTTTACGAAAGAAGTCAGACCATAGGATATGAAGGCTTATATGAACGCCAACAGGATATTACCTATGAAGGTCTCTATGAACGCCAACAGAATATCACATACGAAGGTCTTTATGAGAGACAACAAGACATAACCTATGAAGGTCTCTATGAGAGACAACAAGACATAACGTATGAAGGTTTGTACGAACGCCAACAGGACATAACGTATGAAGGTTTGTACGAACGCCAACAGGACATAACCTATGAGGGTTTCTATGAGAGACAACAAGACATAACGTATGAGGGTCTCTATGAACGAACAGAAGAGATAACGTACACAGGTCTGTATGAAAGAACTCAAGGTATAACTTATGAAGGTCTCTATGAGAGACAGCAAGACATTACATACACTGGCTTGTACGAACGTCAACAGGATATTACCTATCAAGGTTTCTATGAGCGACAACAAGACACTACGTACACCGGATTATATGAGAGACAGCAGGATATCACCTACTCAGGCGCTTATGAAAGAACTCAAGAGATCACATACACTGGATTATACGAACGTCAACAGGACATTACCTACACTGGATTGTATGAGCGCCAACAGGATATAACTTACACTGGACTTTACGAAAGAAGTGAAGAAGTTACCTATGAAGGTCTCTATGAAAGACAACAAGATATCACCTACACTGGTTTGTATGAAAGAACTCAAGATATAACGTATGAAGGTTTCTATGAGAGACAACAGGATCTAACGTATGAAGGTCTCTATGAAAGACAACAAGATATCACCTACACCGGTGCTTATGAAAGAACTGAAGAAATAACCTATGAAGGTTTGTATGAAAGAACTCAAGAGATAACTTATGAAGGTTTGTATGAGCGAACTCAAGAGATCACTTATGAGGGTCTGTATGGTCGTACTCAAAACATAACTTACGAAGGTCTCTATGAGCGCCAGCAAGATATCACTTACTCGGGTGCTTACGAAAGAACGCAGGAAATAACCTACGAAGGTATCTACGGTCGTACTCAAAACATAACCTATGAAGGTCTCTATGAGCGACAGCAGGATATCACCTACTCAGGCGCCTATGAAAGAACTCAAGAGATCACATACACTGGACTCTATGAGCGACAGCAGGATATTACTTATGAAGGCTTGTACGAACGAACCGAAGAGATAACGTACACTGGACTCTATGAGCGATCACAGGACACTACTTATGAAGGCTTGTACACTCGTGAATCGCCTGAAGAATACACTGGATTTTATGAGAGAGAATCTATAGAATCTTATGACGGTGAGATTTATGAGACGACATATACCAGTGAGTACACTTCAGCATATACCTCAGAGTATGAGTCATCATATCTCGGAACATATGCTGGCTTTTATATACCGTCATATCAATCCACTTATGTAGGAATATATGTTGCAACTTACGATGCAATAGGTTATACTGGTAGTTATGATACAACTTACACCGGTCTCTATGATGCCGCATATGATTCTGAGTATGAAGCCCTGTATGAATCGGCTTATGTGGGTGAGTATGGTGGTGATATTATTATTGCCAACTATGATGGTGCAACATATGATGGTGCGGCTTACACGAGCGTGTATGATTCCGGTTACAGTGGAGTATTTGAAGGTGTTCCTGGCGGTAATACTGTTGGTCCTCTTGACAAAGAACTACCTTACGAGGGTGCTATATACACTAGTACATATACTGGTACTGAGTTCTACTCTGGAGTATATGGCGATAGAGACAATCTATTAGAGCCGCCCGTGACTTACGAGATATGGACTCTTTGGTGTAGAGTCGCTTAATGAGGAAAATCAATGAATCAATATTATTACCAAGACAATGCGTTTTGGACCAATGATACAAAGACCGCTCTTAAATGCATTAGAGTCAGTAGACTAGATAATGGCAAAGAAAAAACTGAAGTATTAACAAGTGAACAGGGCGATGGTATTTGGGATTCTATCATTAGTGAATTGACCATTCCTGGTATTGATGCATCAAGTGAAAAACGAAAGAAAGAGAAAGAACACCAACGTGCGACTCAAGTTGTTCGGGACGAGCAACAAAAGCAAGCCAAAAAACTGGAATCATTATTTGATCTCAAGATAAAAGCGTTTGAGATAGAGGCAATTAAGAATTGTGAGAACAGAAAACTCCGTTCTAAATTACGCCGAGCAGAAAATGAAGTTGAAATGAATGCCCTTGCGACTTTGATTATTGCTATTGATATGGGCATATTGGAAGATCCAGATGTCTGAAGGTTATGTTGTTGTAGCGTCAACCAAAAAACTGTTTTACGATATGGCAATCAATCTAATTGATTCTATCAAAGATTTTCATCCTGAAGCCCAATGTGCACTCTTTACTGAAGAAAGATTTCTTGATGGTAAAGAGAAAATAGTGGATCATTTGGGTTTTATTGAAGATCATACACGGTCTAAACTTAAAGGTATGGCAATGAGTCCATACGACAAGACGTTTTATATTGATGCTGACTGTGAGGTTGAGCATGAAGACATTGCTAAAGTTTTTGATGAACTAGGTGATAATGATTTAGTTTTTACAGGTCTGCCCGAAGACAGGCACTACTGCTATGCTGAGGTATTTTTTGAGGGTGCACGAAAGCCTGATGGAAAACCAGGGGGCTTTGAATTGTGTGGTGGTGTTTGTTTGTATGATATGACTAATCCACTAGTGCGAGAGTTTATGAAAGATTGGCATGAACTCACCGTAGAACAATATGCGGGGAGATGGTGGCCGAAGAATGCAGACGGCACTGAAGATCTGCATAATTATCCACAATCATTTAAACGATGGGATCAGTTTTCACTCTGGTGGTTGGTCAACAAAACACCTAAATACAAAGATCTCAAAGTAAGTATTTTTGAAGACGATGCGAGATGGAATTATTTCAATGGATACTTGTACAAGCATAACAAAGATCCCGTTGTCATAAGGCACTACTCTAATATACAAATGAAAAGAGAACGATGACACATAGTTTCAGAAAAGGAATGCAAGACATTCCGCTCAATGATTATGCTTTAAGCAAACTCAAAGAAGTAGAGTGGTTAATAAAAGATGACAACTATCTGGTGACAGAACCTACTTGTTGGAATCAGAGGCACGAACAAGAACGGTTTACTTCAGACGAAGAATTGTTTAAAATAATGGAGATGGGACGAGATCATGATGGCTTTCCCGAAGCCATTTATGGTTACTCCATGACGAACAATTTAAAGTTTAAACCTCACAGCACCAGTGCACAAAAGGTAGAATTTGGTAACCGTATTAAGAGTATGATGAGCAATATCATGCTTTCTTTTAACTTCAAGACCAATGCTTTGTTCACGGTCTATCCTCCCGGTGGATACATCTCGTGGCATAACAACGCAAACGCACCGGCATATAATTTTATCTTTACATGGTCTGAGAATGGTGATGGTTGGTTCAAGTATTGGGACATGCAGAAGAAAGAGATAGTGACAATGCAAGATGTCCCTGGCTGGCAATGTAAGGCAGGATACTTTGGTGCCTATTCACATGGTGAAGAGCATTTGTTTTACCATGCCGCATCAACAAATTGCACCAGAATGACTGTTGCCTTCACACTTTCCCGCGATGAAACTTCGTTAAATTGGCAAGATGACATCATTGAAGAGATTAGTTCTTATAAATAAAACCATAGTAATATGGAAATTATAAGACATGGCACACTATGAAGATCTAACGATAGATCAAGGCACAGATGTTGCAATAGAAATTTACTTGGTTAATCCGGACGGCACTAAGAAAGATCTCACTGCGCATACCGCCGCCGCTTCCATGGCTACCAGGTATGATGCGCCTACGGGTGAAAAGATCGCATTCACTGCCGCAATAGGATCACCCGCAACAGATGGCATAGTAAATCTATCCCTTACCAATACAGAATCTCAAGCATTAAATCCTAAAAAACGTTACGTATATGATGTAGAAATATCTGTGGGCTCCGATCCAGTGGTTGTGGAGAGAGTTCTACAGGGGAAAATAACCGTTTCTCCTTCTGTCACTGAGTAACGTATGACAGATATCCGTGTTGATAAGATACTTGTAGGTTCACCCTCTTATAAAGTTTTAGTTGGTGAAGCAACCAAAGTAGACAAAATTGTTGTAGGTGTTCCTCTTTCTACGATAGTTATTGGACCATATGCTGATATAGACAATATCGTTGGTCTAGACACATCGGACAAGACAGACGGTGGAGTTATTACCTACGACTCCGATGCGGGTGAATTCATTGTCACTGACAGCCCTATTTTAGAAGTAGACGGCAAGACTTATCCTAGTGACAGTGATCATACAAACATTCTTATCCGAAGATCAGGTACACAAGGTGAGCCTGTCATTCTTCAGCAAGGCGAGTTAGCATACTCTTATCTTGTTGACAATGCAACCGATGGTTTTGGTAATGGTGGTGACAGGCTATACATCGCCACCGGTGCCAACAATGACAGCGGGTACTCTACCAATATAGAAACAATTGGTGGTAAATACTTTACGGATCTGTTGAATCATCAACAGGGTACTTTGACAGCAAACAGTGCTCTGATTACAGATGAAAACAAAACACTTGATCAAATTCTAGCAGATAGTGCCACGTTTGTCAACATGCGAGCAACAAGCGCGGTCTATACACCAGAGATTATTTTAACACAGTCGTTTATCACTTCTGACTCTGCGGCTCTTCGTGACGGTTCGGGTGAGATATATCTCACTTGGTCTAATGGACAGAACGGTCAATTAGAAAAAGGATTAGCGGGTTACTATGATGGCAAACAAGCCTTTTATACAGACTCGGCGCTCGTAGATGGTACTAATCAGGTAGGTCTTACGTCTACAGGATTTCTAAAAAGTACAGGACAAGTTCGTGGTAAATCTCTTCTTGTAGATTCTGATGCGGTTATTAAAGGTAACTTGACCGTAGAAGGTACAACAACTAATCTATTCACGAATGACTTATTAGTAAAAGATAAAAGAATTATTATTGCGGAAGGTATTCCTACTGCAAGAGATGCCGATCAAAGTGGTATTGCAGTGGGTGATTCAAACACACCAATTGCCACAATCACTTACGTCAATAACGGTATAGACTCAGCGAGTTGGACGTTTGATCCTGGTATTAGAGCATCGTTTATTAGAGTAGAGAACTTAGAGTTCGCAGTTATTGACTGTGGAAAATACGCATAAATAAAGAATAATATTTCAGAAGAACCCTGATATGGCATCACGTAAAAAAATATTATTGCCTAGAAGCGATATCCCTAACCGAGCACCGACGGTCAATGAGATTGATTACGGTGAAATTGCGATCAATACGCATGATGGCAAAGCGTTTATCAAGCGAGATCAAAACGGTGAGGTAACAATACAATCTATCGGTTCTGAACAGGTTGAGAATGTTTATTACGTCTCTAAATCTGGGCAGTATGGTAACGACGGTCGGTCATTGATGAACTCAATGAAGACACTAGACTCGGCTGTTGCCACGGTATTGACCAAGCAAGGCTTCAAGTTTGATAAGATTACGTGTGAACGTGACACACAGTTAATCATGGATGCCATTCGCTATGATATGGTTCTTGAAACTAACTTTAATGCTGTGACAGCAGGTCTTGCATACAAGCGAGGTAATGCTGCCAAGGTAACAAGCGAGCAGAAATATCAGACTCGGCGAGCAATCAATGAAGAACGTGTTGGTATGTTATCAGCGCCTTTGGTGGCATCAAACCCAACTGCAACAACAAGAGTGGGTGCGGGCTTTACAGAACTCATTGATATTTTCTATGATGGTGAGCCTGACGATTATTACTTTACGAATCCACCTATAGAGTCACAGTCAGACGCAAACAATGCGGCACAGATTCTTCAAGATAACAGGACAGAGATTCAAGATGCTGTACTCTCTTATCTGAACAATGCCAATCTAGATCCTTATGACTCTGCGAAATGCGAAAGAGACATAGGTTTGATTTTAGATGCGGTGGTAGATGATCTGATAACAACATCTGACTATAGAACAATCACTGCCGCAAATTCTTATCTTCGTGCCAACTCTGCTTATGTGTTAAGTGATCAGTTTGAAATGACTGTGGCGGCACTAGAGTTTGCGAAGGGTCAAGTACAGGCTCTTGCTGGTGTAACAAGTGATGCGCTTATTGGTACGTTCTTTGATCGGGTAATTAATGTTGTCAATGGAACAACGACAACTTATCCTGCTCCCACATATCCTACAACAGCGGGTGCAACATATCAAACGGCTGATAGAATTGCGGCAAGTGCGGCACTGATAGCAAATCGTGCGACTCTGGTATCAGACACTACGGCATACATTACTGCCAACTATCCTACTTTAGACTACGACTCAGCGGCATGTGAAAGAGACGTTGGTTATATTATAGACGCTTTGGCGCACGATGTCAAGTACGGTGGTAACGGTGGAACACGAGTAAACGCAGAGGCTTACTTTGTTGGCACAGAGTCACAGTTAGGCTTTGGCGAAGGCACTGCCACAGTTGCGGCATATAATGATCTAAAAACACGAATCAATGTTGTCGTTACTACTGCAAATGAGCAAACGGATATTGGCGCCCTGATAGACGAAATTACGGGTGTTATTACTGCGGGTGATCTGACTGGTTTGTCGGCACCTGTTGCTATTGATCTAAATGGTTATCTCAGTGGTGTTCTCGGCGAAAGAACGATAATTCAAACCAACAAGTCTACGATTGAAGATGACACGATTGAGTATGTGGACGATAACTGGGCAATCAAGAACACCAACATCAAGTCATATGATGCTGGTAAGTGTTCACGAGATGTCGGAATCATTCTAGATGCAGTCCGTCGTGACTTTATAACAGGATCAGATTATTGGACGATTACCGCAGGTAATTCATATCTTCGTGCGAATACAGCATACTTAAAATCCGAACAGAACTTTGCTACAATTGAAGCAGTAAAGTTTGCAAGAGACACTGTTAAGGCACTACAGAATGGAATTCCAGCAACCGATGTTTTCAGTACAGTTCAGCAGACCACACTTGATACTTTATTTCAGCGTGTTATTGATGTTATTGACGGCACAGTTACCACTCCGATTACCGCGATCACATATCCAACAGCAGGCGATTATGCATCGGTGGCAGGTAGAGCCACACAATCAACGGATATTATAACAGCAAGAACTACTCTTGTCAACAACTTAACATCATTTGTTTCAACTACTTATCCTACATTTACATACGATCAGGCGGCATGTGAGGCAGACACTGGCTTTATCATTGACGGCTTGGCAGCAGACTTACTGTACGGTGGTAATACGGCAACAAGACAGGCAGCATTTGCTTATTATGTCGGTGCTGTATCTCAGTTAGGTGCTGGCGAAGAAAAAGTAACGATTGCGGCATACAACAATTTGGCTACAGACATCAAAGCCCTCGTTGGTGTCACCGAAGATGCTCGGATAGATGAACTCATAGCAATTATCACTACGGTGATTGATGAGGGTGACACGTCCAGTCTGCTTCTGAATGAGGTAGAAATATCAACAACCGGGTTGACAACTACCGAATATGATGTTATACTAAGTGAAACGCCTGATATACAAACCGCTACACTTGCATATGTTGATGAGACGTTTACTCCTGAACTACCTGATTACGATCAAGCCAAGTGCTATCGTGATGTAGGTCTTATTCTAGACGCAGTAAAAAGAGACTTGATTACAGGCTCTGATTATAATACAATTACTGCGGGCTTCTCATATCTACGTGCTAATGCATCTTATGTCCAATCGGATCAGTTAGAGAAAACACTCCAAGGTATTAATTATGCCCGAGATGAAGTCAAGAAACTAGTTGGTGCGTCCGATGCAAGTATTGATATATTGTTTGCACGAATCACCGATGTTCTCAATGGCATTATTACAACTTACACAATACCTACATATCCTTCACCCGGAGGTACTCACCAGGGTACGGCGAGCGGTGATAGACCCCAAGCAGTAACAAATATTCAAACGGGACGTGCTTCAACTATCACCGCATTAATAAATTATATTAACACAGAGTATCCTAGTCTAGAATATAACGACGACAAGTGCGCACGAGATACAGGCTACATCATTGATGCTTTATGCCATGATGTTCTATATGGTGGTAATAGCGCAACAAGACAGAACGCCGCATCGTATTATGTAGGCACAGTATCTCAGTTAGGCGCTACTGAATCAACCGCTACTTCAGCGGCATATGAGCAACTGAAGGTTCTTCTTGCAAGCAACACCGCTGGTTTAGATACGACTATTATTACTGAAATTCAAGCGTTGTTAGACATCATCATTGGTGTGATTGATGCTGGCAATCTTGAAAATCTGCCCGCCGAGCAAGAGATTGTGACCGCAGGGTTGACAACTACTGATTTTGATGCTATAACAGCCGCAACATTACAGATTCAAGATGACACTATTTTGTTTATCAATGATCTGTATTTTAATCCTGCATACGATCAAGCAAAGTGTGCGAGAGATATTGGTCTAATTGTTGACGCACTATCACTGTTTATTCTCACACGAAGTACAGCACCGGATCGTTTTGTTGCGTTGTCATATAGAAGGCCAAGCGCACAAGAAGTATACGGTAAGCAAAGAGCCGCAACACTAGCGGCAATCAACTATGCCGAAGATCTATTACAGACTGCACTGACCAATGGCGGTGGTCTTCCGCTCAAGACAGTTGCTCCTTTTGAAAGAATTCGTGAAGGAATCAATGCAGGACCTTACACTTCTGGTGTAGATCGTGCTTGGGTTAATCCAAACACCTCATTGTACAACGGTACTGAGGGTGGTGTAGACAACACAGGTTCTACACTAAACACCATGGCAGCACAGAACACTTTAAACGCTTTTAATTCATTTTATGCACAACAAGTCTCTTTCTATGTTACGAATACATTAGGTGTTACTTCGTTTGACACCACTATATGTGAAGAAGATTTAATCATTCTTTTACAGGCTTTAGCATATGATGTGGACACAGGAACAAACTGGTGTGTTCGTCAATTTGCCGAGAGTTATTTTACAGGTGTGGTCAATGCTTTAGGCAACGATAGTGCCGAAGTAGAAGCAACCATTGCCGCATATGAATATCTGAAAACTTATCTTGCAACTCAACTGCCGGCTGATGCTACTTCATTCTTTGGTGGACTAGATCAAGGCACAGATCAAACAGCATCTATTCTTGCGTATATTAACGCAGAGATTGATATTGTTATCAACGCAATCAAAGACAATGGTGTTCAGAACTTGCCATCGTTAATCCTGCCTTCAACAGTAGGCGAATCCGCCGTTGATGTGGCTGGGTTTAATGCAGTTCAAACAGCAAAGACACAAACACAAAATGCTGTTATTGATTTTGTGAATGACTCTAATCCAGTGGATGCGTTTGACGATGAGAAATGTGCGAGAGATACACTTCTCATTATTGATGCGATTTGTCTTGACATTCAGAATCAAACCAATTATAATAGTATTACTGCTGGCTTAGCCTATCAAAGAGGCAATGCAAATAAAGTTCAGAGTGATCAGTTAAGATACACCGTTCTCGCAATCAACTATCTCCGTGATCTTATCAATGGTACACCCGGTATTGACTCAACGACAAAGACTTATGTAACGGCTAGAGTTAAAGAAATTACCGAACTTCTTGAACAAAGCACAGAGTTTGATAAAGAAGATGGTGATCCAATATCATATAACACGACCAATGTTCCTCTTGATCAAGTCAATGCTGCCAATGCGCTTCGTGCCAACAGGCGTCAACTTCAGAAGCAAATCACCACTTGGATCCAAGTCAACTACGACACCTTTGAATATGATCCCGATGCGTGTGAACGTGATATTGGTTATATTGTTGATGGTCTGGTTCATGATGTTCTTTATGGTGGGCAGTATGCCGCTGAAACAATCGCCAGATCTTACTGGGTTGAAACAGATCTGAATATAGAAAACAATCCTAACCAAAGCGAGAATCTGGACGGTGTTGCTGACACATATAAGAATCAATTAGGTCAGAACGAAGTAGTAACCACTGCCGCGGCATATGAGCAACTAAAGGCATTCATCAATCAAATCGTAACGACGACTAGCGAACAGACCGTTACTAGCAATCTGATGGACATCATTATTGCTTCTATTACAGCGAGTGATAACACTGCGATTCCATCAACGCCCATCACATTCGTTAATGACTCAGCCTTGATTCAGGTCGTGAGGTCAATCTACAAAGAGCAAACTGTTCTTTATGCGAATCAGATATTCCCCGCATACACATACGACCAGAGCAAGTGCCGACGTGATGTTGGATTTATCCTAGACGCACTGACTTATGATATTAAGTATGGTGGTAATAGCGCAACGTCTATTGCGATGAGGTCTTACTTCTCTATATTCAACAATGGATATGGAGATTTGTTAGGTCAGAATGAATTCACAATGACCATCAAAGCGTATAGACATCTCAAGAGAGTTATTCTAAAGAATTACTTTGAGTCTCTGGACACAGGCATTGAAACCACAAAGAACAATCTGCTTGATATTATTCTCAAAGCAATCATTCAAACAAATCAAGGTACGTTTACACTAGGCAATTTCTTTGGTGCTGACAGATCTCTTGAATTGTATCAGTACAACTATCCTACAGGATTAGCAGTTGGATATGATTCACAAACATTCCCAGATCTGATTGCCTTAGGTTATAAAGTTGTATTTAATGAATTGTATCTAGCCCACCAAGCATTCAACGTTGGTGCGAGTGAAAGACTTACGATTGTCCGAGCGACAAATGCTGTCGCAAATAACCAAGGCACAGACACGACGATCTTCTTGAAGTCGGGTGACTATGTTATTAATAATCCGATCAAACTACCACCTAAGACTGCGATTATTGGTGATGCGCTCAGAACAACAACCATTCGTCCTAAGAACGTTGATAGTGATATCTTCTGGGCAGACAATGGTGTATACATCAAAGAAATTACATTCCGAGATCATCAAGACGGCGCGGCTGTTCTTGCATATGATCCTCGTGTTGATTCACCTGGAGCAGGACCGTTTATTACACAGTCGCCTTATGTACAGAACTGTACGTCTTTGACATCATCTGGTATTGGATTACGAATTGATGGAAGCAAAGTGTCTGGTCTCCGAAGTATGGTACTAGACGCATTTACACAGTTCAACGCTGGTGGTACAGGTGTGTATCTCCTGAACCGTGGATACTCACAGTTAGTATCATTGTTTACAGTATCAACAACCACCTCAGTTTTGGCTGAGACTGGCGGTCAATGCTCACTCACAAACTCAAACTCATCGTTCGGTGAACGTGGTCTTGTTGCTACAGGTGGATCACCATCACTGTACAACGGTGATCTCCATGCCAACTATATTCAGAACGACGATTTTATCCGAGTCAATACTGTTATCACACAAGACTCAGCAGACTACACTTTGAATATAGGCGATTATAAGAAGCCTAATTACAATGATGCCATCAAGTTTGATTCAGATGACTTCTACTATACAGTTGTCGATGTATCAGATGAGATTACTCAGGACTGGGGAACGACTGGTAACACCACAGAATCAACCACACTGAAGCAAACCAACACAGTTAATCTTACCAAATATGGTTCAAGTGTGCACATGAGTTCAAACGATCTCTATGCCGCAGTTGGTCAAAATGCAACGTTGCCGGGTGAACTTGCGGCTGTTGAGATTCTCAAGTCAGACATTGTAGGTGGCGTTCCACAGTGGGACTTTGTACAAACAATTAATCCTGCGGTTGCATTTGGCACAAACACCACATCTGACATTGACTTTGGATATGAGACACGCTTGAACGAAGACGGATCATATCTGGCAGTCAGTTCGCCTAGCCAGCAAAATGTAGACGGAAGTGGTGGTGCACAAAACAACGGTGCAATCTACACGTTTAGAAGAAGTGGTGAATCTTGGACACAAGATGCTATTATTAATCTTGCAGAGGTTGCAGACCGATCACGATTCTTTGGTAGATCGTTTGATATGTCCGAGAATGGATTATATCTTGCCGCTTCTACTGTCAACGATGAGTCTCCTGCAAGTGCGGGTGCTGTATACATCTTCCAAAGAACTGCGCCTGCTTCATCAACTTGGTCACAAACTCAACGTCTTACGATACCTGACGGTACTGGGGCTTCCTCGGGCGAGCCCGAAGTCACAATAAACAACGACGGTACTGATCTTCTCATTACATGGAAAGGTGTAACGAATAAGATCTATTACTATCAAAAGAACATTGACAACATATTCATTTTGGCACAAGTAATCGTACCACGATCAAACATTTCATCTACCGGTAGAGATTCAAAGATTAGACTTGGAAAGAATACCACGCACTTTGTTCTGGGTGATAAGAATTCGCCTCGTGGTTACTTCACCAACATTCAAACTGATAGTGATTTTGGTGCTCAATTACAATACGCAAGAAAGCAAAAGTTAGATCAAGCAACATTATCAGGCACTTTGTTATCTACGACTGACGTTGATCGTTGGATAAATTTCACGACAGATTTTCCAACAAACACAGTAATTACAATTGAAAATGCTGGTGCAAACGACGGTGACTATACAATCACTGACAGAACATCTAACACTTTGACAGTCACACCTGCATTCACACCGGGTGGTAACTTCACGAACGTCCAGGTGTATATACAGAACGCGGGTGTCAGTGAGTTCTTCTTGTTTGATGAAGGTCAGTGGGTAACAGAAGATATCATTGAAGCACCTTACGATGCTGTCAAAGATTTTGGATATGGATATGATGTTGATATCAACACACGAGGTGATCTTGTTGCTGTTGGTAACAATCCAAATGCCAACACGATCAAGAACGAAGTCTCAGTTATTGAACGTGCGCGAAGTGACTGGAGAAGAATTGCTAGACTAGAACCACAAACACCCGCAAATCCGGCGTCAATAGGTAACGATGAGTTTGGTGGATCAGGTCACTCAGTCACAGTTGGAGGCACAGGTGATTATATCCTTGTGGGTGCACAAGACAGACGTTCAGATCAAGGCGATGCAAACACACAATTTGGTGCACTTTTTGAATACTGGTCTATTCTAGATGAAACAGGATCATATGAGATAGAACTTGCGCCTGCATTGAACAGAAATTTGAGCGCACTTCAAAATGTAAGTTTCCATCAGAGATCATTGATTACTGCTTCTGGTCACACGTTTGAGTATGTGGGATCAGGTACGAACATGTTCACTGCTATTCCACAGAATGGTGGTGTACCTAAGAAAGAAAATGAGATACAGTTTGACTCGGTAAATGCTGCCACACCAAACTTTGGTCTGGTATATTTTACTGCGACAGACGAACGTGGCGACTTTAGAATTGGTGAAGACTTAACAATTAACAGAGAACAGGGTAACATTACTGGTGTAACATTTGACAGATCATTGTTTGCAGTATTGACCCCATTCATATTAGCACTAGAGGGATAACATGGCAACTCCATTAAATGCGTTTAAAACTAAAGTCTGGACGTTGAGAGACTCAGCGGCAAGCCAGGGTAAGTTAATATATAACACACCTCCCGGTGTTACTGCGATTGTTCTTATGGCTCAAATCGCGAACGTTGACTCCGATGGTGGTGGTACGAGTAGGTTTTCTTTTATTCATAAAGATGTTGGAACAGGTCAAGAAACTCCTCTTGTAAAAGCATTTCCAGTAAGACAGAATGATGCGGCGACACCTCTGACGGGTAAATTAATTATTCAAGAGGGCAACCAAATATACGGATACTGTCATAAAAGAGTTACTAGATCAGATGCGGGTGGTTCAGGAACAAATGACGCAGATGATACATTGAATCTGACACTCTCATTGTTAGAATCTTTGAACGCATAATACGGAAAATACGATGTCTCAACTCACTACAATATCAGGTTACGTTCCACTCAGAGATAAATCCGAGTTAGATTCTGATCGTTATGAATTCATAACATTAGATCAGACAGAACCAAACGCGGGTTTACCTGATTCGGAAGGTGCACTCTTTATATCGGGTGTTGATGGGACTCGGAGTTTTACTACAGAGCCACGTCTTACTCAGTTATCCTTTAAAGCAAACAGTCTAGAGCAAATTAATCCTGCTACAAGTCCGACATACTTCCTTGTCTTTAAGAATCTTCCTGGTTCACAAGCAGGCATTGGACTAGACGATAGTGTTGCGTGGTCTATTGGTGAATTTGAAGAAGTTGATACTCTACAGACTGTCACAGATCGTGGTAATGTAACTACACAATCCATAACAATTGCCAACTTAGATGCTGACTCTGCGGTCTTTTCGGGCGGTGTAAGAATTGATGGTAACTTGTGGGTCAATGGTACTGAGACAATTATCAATTCAAGCACTCTTACGGTTGATGATAAGAATATTGTAATCGCTGAAGGTGCACCAGACGCCGCGACTGCGGATGGTGGTGGTATCACTCTAGACGGTGCAAATGCCACAATAACATATCAAGCATCAAGTGATCGCTGGAGACTCAACAAAGACCTTGAGATAGAAGGCACTGATAAGAAAATATATTTCGGCAACAACAATTTTACCTTTGTGGGCGAAAATGGCACAAGTGATAAATTAAGTCTCAGTGGTGGCGGCACAGGCAATCCCAACGATACAGTCACGATTGATGCGGCAGGTCAGATTGGTATTGGAACAGACAATCCCGCGTCGGCACTTGACGTTCAAGGTAGTGCGGATATATCTGCCAATCTAACAGTTCAAGGTCTTACTGCCTTAGACTCTACCACCATTGACGGTACTCTAGAGTTAAAAAAAGTTGGTGTTCAAGATCCTACAGCAAAGATATTGTTCCGAAGACAATCAGACGGTCTCATTCTTGAAGGTGAAACTACAGTTGCCAACGTAGATCAGATTTCTACGAGAGATACCGATTCTGAAGCCGTGCATTATGTTATGTTTACATATGCAAACAATGGCGTAGGTGGATTTGACAGTGCACTGATAGACACGACAACACTTACCTATAATCCTAGTTCTAACATTTTTACAACCGAAAACATCGTTGCCAGCGGCAATGCCACAGTTGACGGTCTTACGAATTTAGACTCAACCAATGTTGCGGGTGACATTCAGATTCAAACTACAGGCGGTAGATTGCTTGATAGTGAAGGTAGATCGTTTGTTATCTACGATTCAGCGGGTGCTTTGCTGTGGGGTAATAACGGGACTAGTGCAGGCAATCTAGGTGGACCTAGTGCGGTTGCAAGACTCCTTGATCTAACGGATGTTGATATATCAGAGCCTATCACAAGCGGATATGTTGTCAAGTGGGACGAGTTTGCAGGAAGTGGTGGTGCTTGGGTTGCGGGACCAGATAATACAGGAGTGGGCGGTTCAGGTATTGCACTCACTGATTTAAATGCGGTGACAGAAGCCGCTAGTGGTGATGGTAATTTATCTTATAGTAACGTCACGGGTGTATTTACATACACACCACCTGAGTTATCACTGCTAAATCTGACCGATGTTGCTGGTGATGGCACGAATGGACAAGTTCTCCAGACAGATGGCGCAGGCAATTTCTCATTTGTAAATCAGACTGGTGGTGGCGGTGGTTCTGACATCACAACTTCAGATGAAGGATCAAGCCTCTCAACTGCTACGACATCGTTCAACTTTGTTGGTGCTGGTGTCACTGCAACGAACAGCGGCGATGATATCACAGTAACTATTCCTGGATCAGGCGGTGCACTCAGTACACGATCTACTATTATTGGCACAACAGGTACGATATCAAATAACAACTCAGCCGACTTAGATATTACTGGTGGTGCACCTACCTATGCGCTTCTCAAGATTCAATCAAATGATGCATCATGGGTGCGATTGTATACAGACACCGCTTCAAGAACAGCAGATGCTTCACGAGTAATCACAGACGATCCTGCACCCGATGCTGGTGTTGTAGCAGAGATTATTACCACAGGCAACCAGGTGATTAAGATGTCACCCGGTGTCATAGGTTGGCTTGACACAGGAACAACTGTTCATGCAAGAGTCACCAATCTCAGTGGCGGTGCTAGAGCAATCACAGTAACGCTCACCTTGCTTGCACTGGAAGCATAATGGAAGAATATATCGTCACACTATGGCGACATGAAGATCTCGCTGATTTTTATGACGATATGGAAACTCCGGGTGGTAGTCTTTACATTCCTGATCGTGAGGTTGAATGTCCTCACCGAAGGACTATCTCACGTAACACTCATTACATGCTCACCGAAGAAGAAGCCGCGACTGTTTTATCTGACAGCCGAGTACGAAATCTAGGCAAAGTATCTGATAAACCCGAACGTATGCCTTTAGCGTTTACAAAGAGTGGCGATTGGGACAAAGGTTGGGTAGAAAAAGGTACGACCGATCTTGCAGATGCCAAGAACTGGGCAATCTATCGGTCAAGAAAAGCCTACAACGATAATACGAGCGCAATTGATAACTGGTATCCTGGTGGTCCTATGGGCGAATCGCCTACGAGTGAAGTGATCACGGATTCTTTTACGTACACCGAGACAGGCAAACACGTAGATGTGATCATTGTTGATGGCGCATTAGATCCTAATCATCCTGAGGTTGCAGTCAACGAAGACGGAACAGGTGGGCCAAGTGGTAGAGTCAAAGAAATAGATTGGAACGACTACACAGCAGAAGTAGGTGGTTCTCTCACAGGACCATATCCTTATGTGTATACAAGTGGAAACAGTTCTATTAACAGACAGATTCAACACGGCGCGGCTTGTGCTACAATTATAGGTGGTAATAGACAAGGTCATGCGCCCGAAGTAAATCTGTACAATATATGGCCATATAGTCCAGGAAGTATTGGATTACCCGCTAACTTTGCAAATGAATTATACGATTACATTCGTGCATTTCATAATAACAAGCCAATCAATCCTGCAACAGGCTGTAAGAATCCTACGATTGTGAATGCAAGTATAGGATTTACTTACACCTTGTCCGAGGGTGGCTCTAGATGGCCGACACGAATAGAACACAATGGCGTTACTTACACTCCACCTTTTACGGATCAAGATTTTGAAGACGCCGAACTGACTTATAATAGCGAGATCACAGGCACTTCACCTAACAGAACAATATCTCTCAGCGGTGGTAAAGGTGTCAGTTTTATTGATGACGATATTTCAGACGTTGAAGATTTGATTGAAGCCGGTGTGCATTTCTGTGCGGCTTCCGGCAACTCAAATCAACTATGTGAGTATCCAGGATCAACAAAATACAATACCACTTATCTTGACAACACTGTTAGTTATAGCACATTAGATCCTAATAATGCAAGTAACTCTGTTTACTTTTATCAGAATCGTGGCTTTACACCTGACACGGGCATTCTTGTTGGTGCGATTAGTGGCACACCACAAAGTATACTTCAAAGCAGTGGCAAAGGCGAAATGCCTATCTACTACTCAAACAGAGGCGATGGCGTAGACATCTATGGCTTTGCAGACTTTACTGCCTCAGGTTGTAACACCAACACCGGTATTTCGTATGTCACTCCTGATAATAGAAACTCATCTTATTATGTAAGACGATTCAATGGCACGTCTTCAGCATGTCCTAATGTGGTAGGTATTCTTTGTGGTATCCTTGAAAGATATCCTGACTTATCACCCGCAGATCTCAAGACGTTTATGATGACAAGGGCAAGAGATCGTGATAATGACAACGAAATAGGAGATGATGGTCGTGGTTGGCCTGGTGAACAGCCGGGTAGTTGGTCATATGGCTCAGAAACATGGAACTATTCGTTTCCTACAGATGAAACAAATCCAAAGGTGATGATGAACGTCACTGATATCAGACCACAATCGGGTAGAATAGAAACAAAGATCAATCACAATGCGAGACCTACCTCAGGCGCGACATATCCAAGACAAAGAACCGCGAGAACGTGGCGCCGAGTCGTATAAATAAACATAAACCGGAGACATTTACATGGCATCGCCCACAACAAGACAAGAACTAGTTGATTTCTGCTTGCGGAGATTAGGTTCGCCTGTTCTTGAAATTAATGTAGACGATGATCAACTTGAAGATAAAGTTGATGATGCGCTTCAGATGTTCCAAGAATATCATGCGGATGCTACTTTTACTACCTATCTGAAGCATCAGATTACACAGACAGACGTAGACAACGAGTACATTGATATCCCTACCAACATTTTGTATCTTACGAAGGTATATCCTTTTAGTAAAACGTTTGGTAGCACCAACATGTTTGACATCAAGTATCAAATGATGTTGAACAGCATGGGCGACTTCATGAACTTTGCGGGTGGTTTATCGTATTACTATCAGATGGAACAGTATCTTGAGTTTATTGCTGAAATATTAGACGGTGAACCACGTGTTAATTTCTCACGACATCAAAACAGACTGTACATTTTTGGTGAATGGGCTCCTAACCAGTACAACAATCTAGCAGTTGGAGATTATATCATTGCCGAGTGTCTTACGTTGGTAGATCCAAATTCGTTTGCCGATGTATGGAATGACAAGTTTATGAAAGACTATACCACACAGTTGATTAAACAACAATGGGGTGGTAACATGATGAAATTTGAAGGCATGACTTTACCCGGTGGCGTGCAATTAAACGGTCGTCAATACTACGACGATGCTACAGCAGAACTAGAAAAACTGGAAGAAAAATTACGTAATGAAAACGAATTTCCACCAGATTTTTTCATGGGTTAATGCATGGCTACTAATCTCTACTTTACTCAAGGCAGATACTCAGAGAAAGAACTCTATGAAGATCTGATTATTGAATCTCTTAAAATATATGGACAAGATGTCTACTATATGCCAAGAGAGTTGGTCAATAAAGATTCTATATTCCAGGATGATAATGTATCACGATTTGATGATGCATATAAACTGGAAATGTATATTGAGAATACCGAAGGCTTTGACGGAGAAGGCGATTTGTTCACCAAGTTTGGTGTAGAGATTCGTGATGCCGCTACCTTTATTGTATCACGTAGGAGATTTTTGTCAACCGTTTCTAAGTATGAACAGACATTAGAAGCGGGTGGTCAGTTTTATAGACCTCGCGAAGGAGATTTGATTTCTCTTCCACTTTCTAACTCTATATTTGAGATCACGAAGGTAGAAGACGAATCACCTTTCTATCAGTTAAAAGATCTGCCAGTATTTAAGATTCGTGCAGAATTGTTTGAGTACAACGACGAAGACTTTGATACAGGTGTACAAGCAATTGATAATGTTGAAGGAGATCATGCGTATCAGACCGTGTTTACCTTCCCATCAGTCACGGGTGCGTTTGCATTTAATGAGACTGTGACTCAAACAAATGATTCGTTTACTCTCTCGGGTGAGATTGTCAGAATAGACAATTCAAATCCATCGGCTAAGAAAATATATGTTGCTCACACTGGAGGCGCTTCGGACGGTGAGTATCATGATTGGACCACTACCGCTCCTATGGTTGGTTCAACGTCAGGTGCTACTGGTACGCCTAATGCTATAGGAGAAGATCTACAAGACAGTGCTATGAATACTGCTTTTGATACAACACTAGAAGGTGGAGAGATCAATTTTATTGATTTTTCAGAATCTAATCCGTTCGGAGATCCATAATGTTTGGTACTCATTTTTATCATCAACGAATTAGAAAAGCCGTTGCTGTTTTTGGATCATTGTTCAATGACATATACGTGGTAAGGAAAGACGCCTCAGGTAACTCATTATCCCAAGTCAAAGTACCTTTGTCGTATGCACCCAAGCGAGATTTTGTAGCACGTATTGATGCAATGAACGATGGCGAAAACGCTGAGAGACAGATTGCTTTAAAATTACCAAGGCTTTCTTTTGAGATATTAGCCATGCAGTATGATGCCGCGCGGCAAATGCCTCGGACAAATTCATGCGTTGTGTATCCTGATGGTTACGATGCGGGTGCGAGTAAGTTATACACTCCTGTTCCTTATATTATATCGTTTCAGTTGAATGCTTATGCCAAGACACAAGATGATGCCTTGCAGATTGTTGAACAAATTCTTCCCTACTTCACACCGAATTACACAGTGACAATCAAGCCACTCAACGACTTTGATGTTGTAGAAGATTCACCTATCACACTGTCGGGTATTACGTTCTCGGATGATTATGAAGCACCTCTAGAGAATAGACGGTCTATCATATACACGATGGACTTTGACATGAAACTATACTTGTACAAGTCAATTGCTGATGGTGCTAATATTATTGAAGAGGCGTGTGTGAACTTCTTGAATCTAGAAGGCGGCACAGACGAAGAGTTATTTGTCAAGACTTGCACAGACAGTGCATGGATAGCCAGCCCATTGAGTAGAAATATCAGTGAAGATAACTCAGAAGTTACGACAGCATTTAGTGTTAAAAATATTCCAGGAACACCTACGTCATTTACAGCAAGTGATCCTCAAAATGGAACTGCCGCGGCACAATATCAAACACTAACTACAAATAGCGAAGGTGTTGTTACTGCGACAGGCACTTGGTCTTATCAGCCTAATCCTGATTGGAATGGAGTAGACTCATTTAATGTGAGTGTTCTAGGCGATTGGGGTGCGAAGTATTTCCCTATATCTATCACAGTTGATGCAGTCCAAGATGCATATGCAGTGAGTGCCGCCACCACCGTTGATACACCAGTTGACATCACAGTGAGTGGCAATGATACTTGGCAAGCAGGCAATACAGTATTCTCTGTTGCCGTAGGTGGACAACCATCTAACGGATCTGTGGTCGTACTAGATGCTGCCGCAGGCACATACACATATACACCTAACCCAGGATACACTGGGCAAGACACCTTTATCTATCGTGCAACACCAGAACAAGGTATTTCAGAAACAGCAATCGTTACTGTTACCATAACGTAACAGATATAAATAAACCAAAGAAACGAGATCAGGTACAATGGCAGACATAAAAATTTCAGGTTTAAATTTAATAGACGGGACAACAGTACCTGCTCTAGGATTGGAAGATGAAATCATCGTCAATGACGTTGATGTCGGACCACCTATTACTGCTATCACGAAGAGAACAACGCTTCAAGCAATCCGAGATCTTGCAAACCAAAACATTGATGACGATCCAGCCGGATCAACAGTCACGGGTAATCTTACGGTTACAGGAACGATTAACGGCATTGATCTCAGTGAGTTAGAAGCAAGCACTATTAACTGTGCCCGTGATTCAGTAGATCTTGACGGAATCTGTGGTATCAGAATTCTGGGTGATACTGTTATTGACAGTGATCTTACTGTTAAAGGTGATGTTGACATCGTTGGCGATGTTACTTGGAACGGCGAAGCATCCGGAGATGGTTTTGGTATCACTAATATTCAGTTTGCGGTACGTTCTGATTCTGCCGATCATGCACGAGTCAGTAAGTTTCAAGAAGTAGCGCCTTTACAAGACGTACAAAACTACTTTATAACCATGTCACCTGTTGAGACTGGCGAAGATAGTGTTAACACAGACACTGGTCTTTATTTTAATAAGAATCTTGAAGTTCTTTTTGCGCCTAGTTTTTCTGGCGATGGTTCGCTTCTTGTCAACATAAAAGCAGATAGTGCTGATCATGCACGAGTCAGTAAGTTTCAAGAAGTAGCACAGACAGTAGGCGTCGGTACGTATTATCCAACAATGGTTGGCATATTAACTGGCGAAGATAGTGTAAATACAAACGTAAATGTGAATTACAATACCGACACTGAAGTATTTTCTGCGCCTTTCTTTTCAGGTGATGGTTCATTACTTACTAACATCACTGCCACTTCAACGGTAACAGAAGCAACTAAAATATACACGAAACAGGCAACATTGTCAAGTCTTCATTATCTCACGATGGTTGAAACCACAGGTGCGGGTGCGACAGTAGATAGTGCGTTAACAGATAACAATCTTTTGTATGATCCTATCAATGCGATCATTCAAGATCCAGGTGGTACGTTATTTGGTGCAATGGGTGTTACTTACGCTCAACAGACCACTGCTAAGACTGCCGTTGGTGTTAACTACTTGATGATGAGATCCTCTACAACCGGTCAAGATAGTGTAAGCACTATAACCGATTTGACTTATAACACGACCGACGATGGTGGTACGTTATTTGCGCCACAATTCTCAGGTGGTGGTGCTGATCTGACAGACGTAGACGCAGTAACAGCAACAACAGCAACGAACGTTGAGATAAATGCCGATACTGCCAACTCAATAAACTATCTCATGTTTAGTGGTAGTACTGCGGGTGGTAATGGTGCAAAAGTTAACACAAACATCCGAGTGAATCCAGGATTAGACGCGATGCATCTGTCTGCTTCAAGCAGTAGGCTGTTAATAGGTGCAGACTCCGATATAAGTATGTCGGTAGACACGGGTGTACAGTATTCGTTTAATGTCACGAACAATGGTTCAACTGATTATGTTTTGTCTGATCCAGGCAATGTCTGGTTCCCTACAAGCGAAAACGATCCTGTAATTTATTTGAGGCGAGGTGATACATATAGATTTGATCACAATCACGCAGGACATCCATTTCAAATTAGAGTTAGTAATGGCGGTGCGGCTTACACTACAGGCGTTTCGGTAATATCAGGTAACACTGAAACTGGTATCACGCAGTTTAAAGTTCCAATGAGTGCACCGGCTACTTTGTATTATCAATGTACTGCACATGCCGGTATGGGTAACACCATTAATATAGTATAAATTATGTCTCACGATAGATTTGTTAATAAACGAAGACGCTCTCTCAATCTGAGAGAGCCGGCTGTGGGCAATATATTGCCTGAGCATTTTGCGAGTCTGTATCCTAAATTTATTACTCTGTTAAAGAAGTATTATGAGTTTCAAGATCAGAACGAGTCTACAGAATTGCTCAATCACTTGTTTGCAACTCGTGATATTAATGAAACTGACATCACTCTCCTCACGTATATTGAGGACGAATTACTACTAGGCGAATCATACTTTCAGAAGTTTGGCTCAAACGAGACTGAACTCCGAGCGGCAGCAAACTTCTCCAACACATTGTTTAGAGCAAAAGGTAGTAAGTTTGCGATAGAATGGTTTTTTAGATCTTTCTATGGTGAAGACGTTGAAGTATTGTATCCAAAAGAAAATGTCTTTAAAATAGGTGAAACAGATTCGCAAATAGGTGCTGACTCTCTCAAGTATATCACAGATGACAAGTTATATCAAACGTTTGCGCTTCTGATTCGTGTGGGTGTTCCTATTGCGAAATGGCGAGAAACGTTTAAACTGTTTGTTCATCCTGCAGGAATGTATCTTGGTGGTGAGGTGTTCATTGTTGATGATGTTGCGGTTGATATTCAAGCACTCAATGATGCATTACTCACATATAATACGCCCGTTTATTCAGCCGCAGTAAATGCGACGACACAAAACGAAGGCACTGATTTTGTTTTTACCATTACAGGAACAAACGTGCCTGATGGTATAGACGCACTCTATTGGTATGGAGTACACGGCACAACAGATGATGCTGACTTTGGTATTAACTCGTATGATCAGACAACTGGTTTGCCTGATGCAAATAACAAACAATACTTTGAGATCAATGGATCAAATGGTACGTTTACAGTGGTTACTGTCATTGATGCCGAGACAGCGATAGCCGAAGGTGATGAGACGTTTACAGTCTACATTGAAGACGGTGACGGTCGTGCTATTGACAACTTCCCTCTCACGATAACGGATCTTATTCCTTCATATACTATATCAACTAATGCGTCTGACACTACGGTTTTAGCGGGTGATACTTCTGACGAAGGTGACAATGTAACATTTACCATTAACGGAACAAATGTGCCCAATGCTGGCAGTGCTGTTCTTAAATGGTATGTTGATTTTGGAGCGAGTACAACCGATCAAACAAACTTTGAAACGACAATACCAACATCACCTGGCACAGCACAAGATGTTACGATAACAGGCAGTACAGGTTCGTTCCAGATAAAAAGCCGAGTAGATGGTGATTCTCAGTTAAACAGCAACTATGTTGTCAAACTTCTGAATGAGAACAACATTGAAAAAGTTTCTCGTGTTCAGTATCTTACACAGGTAGTACCCACACTTACCGTAGCACCAGGTGCGACAGTGATTGAGGGTAACAACTTAGAGATTACAATCACCTCAGGCGGTTATAATGTAGGCAAAGATATTGATTATGCGATTACAGGTGCCATGGCATCTGACGGTCGTATTGCAAACGATGATCTTACAGGCTCAGTCACAATGATATCTGACGGTGGGAGTGGATCAACGGCTGTTGCTTCTATTCCTGTTAGCGCAACGGACACTTACGAAAGCCCTACTGCGGGTACGTTTACTGCAACAGATAATAATTTAGACGCTGGTTTTGAAATTTCAGACGATGACACATTCACTGTTAACGATGGACCACCCGCCTACACGATTACCGGCAGTCCTGCCGTAGGGCAAGATGGTGGCTCCGTGACTTATACCGTGGGTGGTCAAAATATTCCTGACGGGACAGTTTACTTTTATATCAATGATATTGACACAGATGACGCTGACTGGGTAGGTACTCCGCCCAGAAATGGTAGCAGACTCGCAGTCACAGTATCAGGTGGTACTGGAACTGTAACGAATCCAACTGCTTATACTGCCGACGGTGATACTGCGGATAACTTCTATCAGATATTTGTATATGATCAAGCCACAGGCGGCACTGAATTAGCAGAAGGTAATAGAATTATTGCGGGAACAAGTAACACGGTTACTATAACTCCAAGTGATTTGGCACCCGAAGAAGGCGATACGATCACAGTAGATGTAACTCTGGGTGGAAGTTATCAAGACACAGGAAGTGGTGGTGTTTACAAGTATTGGATTGCTGGCACTAATGTCACGTCTTCAGACTTTGACTCGGGATACTCAAACGTTTCGGCACCCGTAGACTTGACAATCACCAGCAGTGCCGGACAAGTATCTCTTGCTATTGCAAATGATTTTAAAACAGAAGGCTCAGAAACCTTTACTGTTGTGGTAGGAGAAGAGACAGCACCAGGATCAGGTGTGTTTGCAATTATTGGTGAAAGCGCGGGTGTTGTAGTAAGTGATACGAGCAAACCTACTTACACTCTCACTGTTCCTTCTAGCATTGATGAAACGGCTAACTTTTCTGCGCAAGTGAATTGTATTCAAGGCACAGAAGCCGAACAACTTTTCATAGAGATAACTGGAACAGGTGCGAGTCAGTACACCACAACTCAACAAGATAGTCCTGGTACGACAGCGGGCAGTTTTAAGATCTTTGATTTTGTGACCAATGGTGATAACGCTACAATTGACGCCGATCGGACAATTACAACCACTGTCCGAAGAGGATCACATACTGGCACTGTTCTTGCAGGACCATCTAATACTACTCTGACTGATCCGCAAGTCTTTACATTAAGTGCGAGTGACACTACACCAGATGAAGCCACCACTGTAACGTTTACTGTGACTGGACCTGACGGCACTTACTATTACAGACCTCAGGGTTTTGAGCCCGTAGAACTTGATACTACAAACGGCAGTACGATTCTGACCACAACAAATGCCACTCAAGCATACTCTACACTGGCAACAGGGCATACACAAAGAACTTCTGGTATCAATGGAGTTATCAACAATATTAGTACGCTCTCTTTAACCATGTCAGGAACATCTACAGGCACTCAGAGCAATATTCTTCCTGTATTTGCTTCGGTAGCAAATTATGCATACTTTGATGGTGCAAATGGACCTACAGGTACGGTGGTCATTTCAGGTGGCACAGGAACCTTTGATGTAGATATTACTACGAGCGCCGTTCAGGAAAACAAAGCGTTTATTTACGAACTGCATGATGTTCAGGAGAATGTATCCTCCACTGTGTTGGCGTCTGAGACGATTACCATTCAGAATGTCGCAGGTAATGGCACATTAGGATATACTGCGTTATTAAGTTACACTAATGAGGCGTATGAACAAATATATGATACTTTTTCTCCCGTTGTTGCCACTGCTAATGTTAGATTTGATGATGATGGTGGTATATACGCTCGCGGCAGAGATTCTTTCAATACTGGGCGGACACCGGACACGAATACGTTTACTAAGGTAGGCACTTGGATATCAGGAGGCACTTCGCCCTATACAGGTTACAAACTTATTGCGACTCAAGGCACCGCGAATACTCAAGGCGCTACTGTAAGTGGATCTTTTGGTACTCCACTGGACATTGGCAACAATACTCCAGAATTTTTCTTGTCTTTTTCTCTAGGTAATTATGGTAGTGTCAACAGAGATTTAGAAATTGATTTTCAAATCTATGAAGCGGCGGCACCAGGCAACACCATTACAATTAATTGGGATCTAATTGTCGTCGCGACTCTGGACTCAATAGGCGGCAATTAATGGCTAATATTGGCGGAGTGTTATGGGAGTTTTCTGAGTGGGACAGCGATCATCATTTTACTGCCCGAACTGAATTCAAGGGTTGGCTAGAAAAACCTGTGCCAGGCACAGGCTCTTCGCCAGAAATGCCAGAAACTTGGGACATAGATATCCTTTATCATTACAAATATCAAAATACTGACGTGTTTCAGTCGCCTGCTTACAATGAACTAGGTAATATAGACTCCGCACAGACATTAGCAAACATAATTGAAACCATAGACTATAATAATCATTGTCGGTGGTTAAACACAGGCCTCTATGATGTTCCTGTTAATGAACAACAAATCACTCCAGATATTGGTCTTGTGAAAACTGTACGTGATAATATGTATTATCAAGGTCAACTTCAGAGAGTAGATATTGGTCCTCGAGATTCGGCCGCAAAGCCATACATTGATGAAGTCATAAGTATATTTCCTGAGTATGATAGTGATTTTTTTCTTGCCCGAGAAAGTAATTTTATGGGTATTGCACAAGGATACAGACAACCATACACAGGAAGACACGTTAGTTGGTACAATTTTTCTGAATTAGATAGTGTTACTGCCGCTTATTTTCCTGATTCTGCATCTCAAGTCTTGAATTTTTCCAACACAGAATCTATTTCAGATCATTACGGTCTTAAATTTAATCTAGATGATGGCACAAAAATACTTAAAGCCGCCACTATTAACAGTGGCGGAATAATACCTGAGTTACCTGAAAATGCTCACGTAACGCACATAAGTAGATCATGGGATGTGAATGGAGAATTACCTCAAGCAGACGCTTACTTCATATCTTACACTGAGCAACCTGTTCGTGATTTTTGTGAGAAACATGGATTTATATGGCCAGTTCCGTCAGATATAACCGCAAAACCATGGTTATTTTCTGCTTTATATGACAGAACTGATTCTGATTTACCAGTGCTTGGAATAAAAGCCTACATTTCTAAGAAGAACCTATGATAAATATAGATACAAAAGACATTGATGATAGATTCTGGAAACAAATAGCGGAAGACCAAAGAATCTATAAAAGGAATCGCAATGACCGACAAAGAAAACCCGAACATCAAGAACGACTACGAAACGAGTCGGGACACTTATCTGGAACTGATAGAAGGCGGTAAACGCGGTCTTGATTTGATGATTGAGGTGGCTCGTGAAAGCGAACATCCCAGGGCATTTGAAGTATTATCGGGCATGATTAAAAACGTTGCCGATGTTACTGACAAATTAATGGATCTAAACAAAAAACACAAAGATATTACCCACGTACCTATCAAAGAACAAAGGCAGGTAACAAACAATAATGTGTTTCTAGGAAGCACAACTGATCTACAACGATTTTTGCAGAATGAAGAGAAGGTGATTGAGAGTGAACCAGCAGACCCTAAAGATGTCCAATGACACCTATCAATATAACCACCTTGTAAAAAAAGACGGTGTAGTTCAAGAATGGACACAGGAGCAAGTTCTTGAATATAAAAAGTGTATGGGAAATCCTGCATATTTTGCAGAGACTTACGTTAAAATTATTTCATTGGATAGGGGCTTGGTCCCTTTTAATCTTTACCCTTATCAAGAACGCATGTTCAATCATTTTAACGAAAACAGGTTTAATATTGTTCTTGCTTGCCGACAATCTGGTAAGTCTATCTCATCGGTCGCCTATCTTCTCTGGTATGCCATTTTCAATCCAGAAAAAACAATTGCAGTCTTGGCTAACAAAGGTTCCACTTCAAGAGAAATGCTTGGACGTATCACGCTTATGCTTGAGAACTTGCCATTCTTTTTACAACCTGGTTGTAAGACTCTTAATAAGGGTTCTATCGATTTTTCTAATAACTCTAGGATTGTGGCTGCTTCTACTAGTGGGAGTTCTATTCGGGGTATGTCTGTTAA